CCAGCATCGCCAGCTTTTGCCATCAATTGCCATACTGTGTCATCTGTTCCGGGCTCTATATTTGTATTATCCTTTAAAGCCGTGTAAGAATTACCATTATGAGATACTACATCGATTCTGCTAGAGTTATTATGATACTTTGTTGTGTTGTTCCAAGTACCCGCAACATAAAAACTTGTACCTTTATAAAACTCTATATCGTCGAATGATAAATTAAGATCTTCCATTTACTCCACCTCATCTTTCGTATGGGTATATTCATTTGTTAAATGAAATTGCCCTGTAAATGTTTTCTTTAGTTTTTTCTTTTCTGCTACAACCTCAAAATCAAAACCATATATTTTATTCATTTCTAATTTGTCTGTATCGCCAGGCTCGAACTTTAAAACATACTTTTTGATTTCTTCTGAATACTCGATCCCATCACCAATTTTCTTTTGCAAGATAACATTACTTGAATTCGCATTTTCTTTTACTGTGAAATACAACTCCTCAATTTTTCCTACATAACCGGTAATAGTTATCGATAACGATTTATAATCGCCTCTAGGAAATTCTATAAGCATTTTCTATCCTCCTATACTTTTATCCAATTTAACCAGGACTTATTATTCATAGTTCTTACATAAATATCGTTAGATGTCCCATCAAAAAAGAATTGTTTGTTATACAATTCTCTTTCATCTGTTCCATTTCTCGATATATTAAGTAAATAACCAAATTCGCTATTATTTGGTGTATTATGACATTTTATACATGTTGCAAAATATGTTCTTGAAATACAACTATTTAGATCCTTTTGAGTTAACAGTTTAGAATCGGATTCAAACGTTCCATGAATACCAAATAATTCTTTTCTTATTTCAAATAATCCCTCACCCATTTTAATATCTCTTTTAATAAGTGTTTCACTATCACTTATTAATTTATCAGATGCGACAATTTCAAATTCATAATTATTATGATATGAAAAATCACTGCCAATTAAGAAATTGGATTGTGAAAAAGTTTTATCATTAACTGTTGGATTTAATTCTTTATATGCACTCCAAGTTCCATCTTTTATTCTAGTTCTATAACGAACTAATAATGTATTTAATAATTCACCAAATGATTTACTAAAATACTGCCCTGTATAAGTTAAATATACTTTTGACGATGTAGATGACTCTCTCTTAACTTTTACGTCTGTAAAGGCTAACTTAATGTAGTCTATCAATGTTTTAGAAACGTTTAGAGTCGTGGATAGTCCTCTACTATCTGTTACCACAATTGTAAACTTACCACTTTCAACCTTATTAAACGTTGCTGATGATGATGTAGAATTTTTACCATCATCACATTTTATAGAATAACTTTTGATAGATGATGAGTTTAATGCGGTCGCATTTATAGTAATTTTTGCATTACTATAATATTTAACAAGTTTATTTTCATTACCTGTTAAATTCTTCGTTTTTGCATTTGCATCAACTATTGATACTGATACACTAGGATTACTATTAACAACATAAGCATTAAATCTACAAGTTGATGTACCTATTAAAGTATCACCTGAATATGTATAGCATGTTATTGTTCCCCATCCACTTGTTGTATTTGGTATTTGTGAGAATAAAGATGTTGGTGTTTGCCATCCAACACTCGTGGCTCCCGTTTTATTAGCAATCGTTCCTGATTGATTACCAAACGAATAAGTAAGTGTATGAGTAAATGAACTTGAATTTCTATTAATATTTATTGTTGCTGCACTACCGATATTAAAATCAGTACATGATACTGATGATGTTCTTGGTATTCTATTTAATCCTGTTCCAAAACTACCACTAGGTTTAACGAATTGCCCCCAAGATGAATTAACTCCCCAAGACCATATAATATCTATCCATCTTGTACCATCTGAATTGTGATAAACATTAAATTCCTGATTGGTAATAAGCCAAATAGTTCCACCTTGGTAGTTAACTCCTGCTGAAAAATTATTTGTTCCTACACCACTAATTCCAATATAAGAACCAAAATCAGTCCATGCAATCGTATAATTTGTTCCTGGTGTTTGAACATACATTCCTAAACCGACTCTAGTGTAGTTATTGGCTATATCTTGATAGACTTGTTTATGATAAACATATAAGTTAATGTTAAATCCACTACCATAGTTAGATCTACCGCTTTTGACTAATACTGCTGTCCCACCATTCACTATCTATCACCATCCTTGCCAATGTCCCATAATAACTTGTTCGTTATTTTCGATTTCTTTTTCAAATTTAATACCTAACATATCAAATTCTTCTGTAACTGCAAAAACGGGACTCTCGCCTCCGTCTTTATCATATTTAGCAACTAACTTGTCATAAGAATATAAATAAGATCCTTTGTTATTATATAAAGCATTGAATTCGTCTTGATCATTTGCAATTCTCATACCTTCATCTGTAATTTCAAACATAGTATTCTTTAATCGATTCATACCATTTTCAACCAATGATCTAATATTGATTGATAATGATTCACTTGTTGCAACTAGATCTAATTGTTGTTGCTTTAATAATTCCATATTTTCATTTAATATCTGCTTATCATGATTGAAATCAGATGCCTTAACACATGCTTGAATATTATTCTCATTTAATTCTATTGAAGCATTGATTCTTCCAAGCTCTGTTGCTAGTCCATTGATTCTTTGAACATCCATTGTTCCTGATGTGATTTTATCGGCTACTATTTGACCATCAATAGTTATTGCGGTCCCATAATCGCCGTTAATTCCCGTTTTAGAGTGAGCAAATCCATTTAAGTTCCATTGCCAAACATTACGTGCTGTTGATTCGTCTTCGGTATCCATTATTAAAATTCTATCTGGATAGATTCTAACATGTCCTCCAAATCCGTTATTAATCAAAGCCGTTGCTGCTTGTCTTGCTTGATCTAATAAACTAGACGTGCTCTTTTGAATCTCATAAGTAATACTTTGAGTTTGATTAGATACATAATCGGCTTTAGGATCACCAATTTCAAAAGATGTATATCTATTTAATAAGCAATCATATTCAACTGTAATAACACGAATTTTATATTCATATCCTAATGCTTGTACTGTAACAGTATCACCAAGTCTTACAGACTCAAAATTACTATATTTATACCTATATTCTTCTGTTTTAGATAGTTCTAGCCAATTGACTCTAACACTAATTGATGGCTTATCTATTTCCTGTTTAGTAAATAATTCATTGGCTGCATCTCTTAATTTTTGATAAGCCTGTTCTTCTGTCGTATCTTCATCCACCTTAATATCGCCAAATTCATATTTAGCAACAATTGGATTTCTATAAGTTTTAATCAATGGTGAATCGACATAATATTCTGGTAATAATAACTCGTTAGCACCCTGTGGGACTACACGAGTTATAACAGAGGTGAAATCAATTGATATTTCAATATCTTTGATATTTTTACCATGTTTGATATAAACACCTTTATCTTCGCCTCTTTGTTTATGATAGATAATTCTAAAATTATCTCTTTCAATTTCGCCACCCCATCTTTTAACAACACAGTTATCGGCTCCTAAAATAGCATCGACAATATTCTTACGAACATATCTTGCCGAATTATCTGGAATTAAATCACCAGTTACACTAAACTTTGTCGGAAACATTGCATTTTCTAAAAGCCAAGCAATAGCATTAACTCCTGTCTTTTTAGTTGGTGCAACGTCCATTAAAAAGTTTTCTGATAAATCATAAAATATATGCACCGCATATACATTTATCTTTGTTAAAGTAGGTTTTACTTTTTTGATTCTAAATAACTGATAACTGCTATCGTATGGTGCCTTGATAACGTTATCTACAACAAGATATTCAGCATTTTGCCCTTTTAAGGCATAATCAAAAGATAATTCAAAACTACCATTTAATGATTCTTTAATCTTAGGTGATGTTTTAAAGTCTGATAGAATACCAAGACCATTATTATTAAAATCATCACAATCATTTTTATAAATTCTTATCATAAATAAGTTTCCTGATATTTGATCTTAATATTTAATAAATTACCTGTAATTTGAAATTTATTAAGACCTGGAATTAATTCTGGAAAGTCGCCATTTGTTTTAGGAAGAGCATTTTCCTCACCCTCCATCACAACTTGTAACTCGGAATCAATCATAATAGTCGTTTTTAAATTTTTTATTTTAAATGTTTTTCCATTAATAGTTAAATCAATATCACCAGTACCTGTTAAATAGATAATTGGTAATGCCCTCGCATTGCCACCGATTCTAAACATAAATTCTTTATCTCGATAGATTAGAGTCTTTTTATCTCTACTCTTTTTAAATGGCTGAACTTCAAAATTTAAAATAAAGTTTCGCCAATATGTAGCAATTTGTGATAATTCAATATTATTTTTCAAAGTCACATCATATTCACGTTCTAACTCATTTGATAATACTAACTTGCCACTACCACTTAACCAGGATAAATCTTTATATACATCGTCCTCCATGTAACATTCAATGGCTTTTGTATAACTATCATAACAATCGTCTGTACTTGTTAAGGATCCACTCCTTCCAGGTAATGACTCAATTGTTATTCTTTTTCTTGGAATAACTATATCGGGGAAGCCACCGCAACCTATTCCATAGTCCCTTGAATCGTACATCTTACCATTCTTGATAAATATAAAATAATTCATTAAGCATTCCCCTTTCCATAGTTGATTTTCATTCTATAAAATTCTAATTCTTCTGATAAATCTTCAATATCTTGTTCTCTGTTATTATTAAAGTTTTCGATATTTAGATAAATTGGTGCAACTTGTCCTGGATCGTATGATGAGGTATCAGTAATATTATTAGTTGGTCTATTTGATTCATTAGAATAAGCATTATACATGCTTGTATCAAATTTCAAATCAGTAGATACACCCGAATGAATAGCATCATTTAATGAACTTGCAATTTGCTTTGTTTCTTCAATTAAATCTGGACTAGCCTTTTTTAATGAAGATGTTAATCCGCTGATCATATCTGGCATCCAACTTTCATATTCTCTCAATGGACCTTCATCTGGTCTTGAAAAGTGCAAGAAACTTTTGATTTTATTTGCAATACCACTAACTGCATCTTTAACTTTATTAGCCATAGATTTAATTCCATTTGCAAGACCACTAATCATATCTTTACCCCAATTTAGCATTTGACCTGGAACATTTTTAATACCATTTATTACAGTACTACCTATTTCTTTCGCTTTATTTGCTAATGATCCAAGCATACCACCTATTCCACTTATTAATTTGCCTAATAATTCTTTTCCTAAATTAAATATATTACTATACCATTTTTTAACACCATCTATCAATGATCCTATTATTTTAGGAATTGCTGCAAGCAATTGTGGAATCGCCTGTATTAATCCTGCTGCTAATTTTATAATAAGTACAATTCCTATTTCAATAATTTTAGGTAAATTATTGACTATTGCATTTATTAGCTTATCAATTATTATAGGAATTTTCTCTATTAAAATTGGAAGAGCCTGGATAAGCCCATCTGCTAAACCAATAATTAGTTGTATTCCTGCATCTATTATAAGATCAATGTTATCAAGTAAAGCCATTACTGCATCTATAAGTCCCTGGATAATAATAGGAATTAATGTAGGTAATTGCTCCCCAAGACATTGTGCTAGACCAGTGATTATTTGAATTATCGCCGTAATAAACCCTGGAAGATTATTCGCAATTATTGTAATTAATTGAGTGACGATAGTAACAATTGTATTTGATATACTTGTGGCATTAGTAGAAATATAAGTAATAATAGATGAAATTATAGTATTTATAGTTGTCATCAATTGTGGGATTAATTGAATGATTATTGGACCTATTTGAGCCAACAATTCTGGTAATACGGTATTAATAAAAGATAAAACTAAATCACTAATACCTGTAATTATAGTGCTTACTCTTGGAAGAATATTATTCAATAGTCCTCCAACTCTCTCACCAGATTCATCTACTGTTCCAATTAATGAATCAATTAAATTATTTACTAATTGATCGAAATCGGCATTATCATCTGCAATTCCAGTAATTAAATTACTCCATGCTGATTTTGTTGCTGATGCAGATCCTGAAATAGTAAACATTGCTTCCTTTGCCGTTGTTCCTGTTATTCCTAATTCTCCCTGTATAACATGAATAGCATTATATACATCGCTTAAATTATTAATATCATATTTAACACCAGTTAGTTTCTCGGCATCAGAAAGCAAACGCTCCATTTCGGTTTTAGTTCCACCATACCCTAATTTCAAGTTATCTAACATAGTATAATTTTGTTTAGCAAATCCCTGGTAAGCATTTTGGATATTTTCTATTGATGTACCCATTTTACTAGCATTGTCGCTCATATCAGTAACTGCCATATCACCAACTTTTGCGGCTTCAATGGTATCGCCACCTAATGATTGAAGCAAACTTGCACTAAAACCTGTGATTGTTTCCATATATTGATTTGCATTAAATCCAGATGTTTTATATGCATTATTTGCATTTGCTACAACTAATTTTTGAGATTGTTCTAGTTTAGCATATTCCCCTCTTACATCATCGACTGATTTACCTACTAATTCGGCGTATTCTTCAATTGACTTTGCACCTTTAGCACCAAGCAAAGTTTCGACTCCACCGATTAGTTGCTCATAATCAGCATAACTTGTAAGAGCTTGCTTTCCTATATTTACAAACGTACTTCCAATAGATTTTGCAAGATTAACAATTTCCTTTAATCCCGATTTAATAAAGTCACTTAATAGATTGGCTTTAATTAGATCTTTAAAGGTTATTGATTTTTTTCCCGCATCTTCTTCGGCTTCTCCAAATTTCTCAACCTCTTTAGTTGCGGAATTAAGTTTCGATTCGTTATTATTTATTTCTGCTGATAAATTTTTAATTTCACTTTTTAGATTTTTTGCTTGAGTAGAGCCTTTTCCCTGTTCCAAAACGGTACTAATATATTGCCTTTTTAAACTTTCTAAACGACTTTTTTGGTCGCTTATAGTTGTTGTTAATGTCCCGTATGCAGAGTTTAATTCTCGACTTTTCCTTTCATTATCTTTTAAGGCTTCTTCCTGTTCTACTAAGGCTTTTTCTGTTTTATCAATAGCATTTGTTATCTTTTGATGTTCCAATTCCGCATCAGTAAGTTTATTTTTATACTTTGCTGCCTCTGCTGAATTTTCACCCATTATATTTTTAACTTTTTCGTATGCTACTCTAGTTTCTTCAACCTTTTGTCTTGATAATTCTTCTTGTTCTTTTAATGTCTGTAATTTATTTTTATAGTCATTAACAGTTGAACCAGAATTTTTTAAAACCTCGTTCTCAAGATTAAGTTCCTTTTTCATTGATGATAATGCGGTATTCATTTCTCTAATAGATTTAGTAAAACCATCATCGAGAATACTAAATTCCAATTCTACTCCGGTTTTTTTACTCGCCACAAAATCACCTCTCTTTCGGATTGTTTTCCCACTTATTAAATGTCATTTTGTTAAAATATACAGATTCTAAAAAGTTAATATCTTGATTCCAAAAGTCCTCACTAGGTATTTTCGCATTGAGCACATAAAGTGTATAAATATCCGCAATCGTACATATATCTAATGTCGCTGTAAGATATTTATCTTTCTTATTAGCGGTTACCTTTCTTAAAGACTTTTGGAATTTTAGTTTTTTGAATCAGCATTTAATCCTGTTAATTCTTTAAATAATGTCATATCTCTTTTGTAATCAAAAGGAATTGCATCTATAAAATCAAAATACGACATTTTATTAGTTGGATTAGTCCCTAAATAACCAACATAAATTAGTTGGACCATAACCTCATGCTCAAAGGTTTGCTTCTTAACTAATGCTTCCATTAAATCCTTTGAATTTTCATAATGATTTTGAAAATCAAATAAATTCTTATAAGTGATTTTTAGATTATTGATTATAGTGCCATCTTCTAATCTAATAGCCCTTTTAGGTAATTTTTCTGTTTCAACTTTTGGTGTTTCCGTTATTTCTTCTTTTGATATTTCTTTATTTTCAACATTTGTTTCTACGTTTTGAATTGGTGTTTCATTAACAACCGATTCTGTATTAGTAATGTTTTCTTGCATCTGAAATACCTCCTTTTAAAAAAAATAAGCCCTACATAATGTAGGGCTCTACTTACTACGCAGTTGGAGCTTTAACCATTGATGGTGTAAATTCTTCTAACCATTTATCACCAATTGATGTCTTATCAACTTCACTAGCACATGCTTCATAGTAGAATTCGTTATTTTCATCTTTATAAGCATTGAATTCTAATTCAACCTCTGCAACTTCCTCTGATGTATTATCAATAGTTTTTGCAAAACCAGTTGTGAATGCAATTTTTGGTAAACAAATATACTTTTCTTCATCAGTAAATAAATCAATTGCTTTAGTAGTTAAGCACATATCTGGTGTATTAGTTGTATCAGAAATACCATAAACACCTGGTTTTAATCCTTCATTGTTTAAGCCAAATACAGTTCTGGCAATTGCTAAAGGCATGTGAACTGAAATAGTACCTGTTAATTTAGTAATTTTCTTAACACTTTTTTGTTCTACTCCTTCACAATTTTTAACTATTGTTTTATATTCTGATGAAATTTCTAGTTTACCTGTGCATCCTAATTTTGTAGCCTTTTCTGTTGCTAAAGCACCGGTTTTACGATCGTATGATTTAACATGTGTTTCTGTGATTTTACATTCATCAAAAACTTGTAATGTATTACTTGCCATTGCTTAATCCCTCCTTAATTTTTCCTTCAAGCAATTTTGCTAATTCATCAACGATTGGCTCTCTTGCACTTTCTGCTCCTTCTTCAAAAAATAAGTTAGGTGCATTGTGTTTCGATGTACCTTCACCAAAAGCTGGGAAATATAAATACCCGAAAAATGGTGATCGTGATGTTTTAATTGCGAATCCTAAATTCATTTTAGTAAAAGTTAAACTTAACGAATACTTTGCATGAGTTCGAGGATAGCCTTTATATTTTTTGTTATTGTTGACACCTACTGGCATCCTTTCTGTTATTTTGTCAATGACAATATTAGCACCTTGATTATGTAAATAATCATTCATGATGCTCTCTGCAAGATCTGGAATCTTCATGATAGAATCAACTAATTTTTGAAGATCATCATCCTTTAATTTGAATATTGTTTCCATTAACTAATAAACACACTTTCTTTTTTTAGGACGTGCAAACCTTAAATTTAATGAATTAACTATATCGCCACCTGCAACTTTTTTTAATCTTCCATAATCACCATCGTCAAAGAAAAGACCTGTTTCTTCCAATGCGTCGATTATTGCTACTTCGTCAAAATCTTCTGTTTCATTAACAAAAACAAACTCTATTATTTGATGAAATATGTGTTTATCTTGTTTTCTCAAGCTATGAGGATAATAAACACAATATTTGTTGTAGCCTTTTAATTCATCTGGATCAGCATCATATTGAAATGGCTCGTATCCGATTTCTATTAACTTATTAACTATTTTTTCATCTGTCATAATGTCACCTTCTGTAAATAAAGATAATTACTAAATTTGTCACTATCTTCGCATAAATAACACTCATAGAATTCATTATTTAACTCAATAATATAATCTGTATTAAATGCAATTTTAGGTGTCTTTACTTTCATATCAAGCTTTTTACTTTTAGATTCTGCAAAGTCATAATCTTGCTGCCTTTTATATGCTAATTCATAATTTAATTTGCCTTTATAAGTTTTTTCATCACCGATT